GCATTTCTAATTTTTAAAATATTATTGCCACTATCATACCATAATTGATAAGCATATTTTGTACTCGGTTCAGAACCTCCACTACTTTGTGAAACGATTGCTGACCAGGCATTATTTAAATCTGACCTAAAGTTAGGAAAGGTTTGGTTGTCTATTACGAAATCATGTTGAGCCATTTTTACCTCTTTATGTTACTAATTCGCCATATCCTTTAGCCACATAATCAAAAGTTCTACTAATTGCACTATTACTACTATTATAGAAAGTAATTGTAAAACCACTAGTACTTTTTGATGTTATAGCATAATAATCTCCACTAGCCAAGTTCTGAGCAGAAATTCCTAAACCTTGTAATGCTTTAAATGTTGGACTAAATGTTATTGCCTTAGAGCCAGTGCCACTTACAATGTCATTATCAGCTATAACTCTATCTGGCATATCTACTGTTACTGACAATGCACTTACACTTGGGGTAGCTTCTGAATCTGTTGTTGTAAGCAATGCTCTAAACTTTAATCCTCTAGCTTTATAATCTCCTACAAAAAACTTTCTAAAAGCTGTGTATGTTGGTGAGCCACTTGTAGGGTCATCTTCAGTTGTGGCTATTTGTAATTCAACATTTGTATCACCAAATTCATTTGCATCTCCATCAAATAAACCCTCTCTATCGTCAAAATTTCCAGTAGCATCATCAAATTGAACACCATAATCTATTCTTGTTGAACTAACATTGGCTGTAACTCGATTGGTAAAAACGCCACCAACATCAATATATGTATTGAATTCATATGTTCCAGTAGATGCTACAGTTCCACCACCACCATCAAATAAACCACCAGTTGTATCAAAATTTCCTGCACCACTGTCAAATAAAATACTTGTACCCAGTCTAAGTTCATTGCCTACAACCACAGTATTTGTTTTTGTTCCAGAAAAGGTTGGGTGTTGTGTTGAAGTAGCAACTGCATTTAAATCTTTTATGTTTTGTATAATCGCAACTGAAGATGTTGCATCAAGTGATTCATTACCTAATTTATCCACAGCTTTAATAAAATATGTGCCAGTCATTGCAGGAACTACAGCAGTATTTGCAGGTCTTGACACTTTAGCTATTAAATCAACTGAATTGGCATATGTTGCACTTGCAGAAGTATCTCTTGAGTGTCTTATCCTATAATGGGATAAATCTAAATCACCTACTGGTGTCCATGATAAATGTGCTTCTGTGCTTATTATATTTATTGAAAAGTTTGTAACTGTTTCTGGTGGTGCTGTTTTACCTACAATCTGGTGGGTTGTGGCTATAAATACAGACCTACTAACAGATGTAACTGTTCTTGCTCTTACATCATAAATTGCATCATCTTCAACATTAATTAATTCAAATCTTCTTCCACTAGCTTTACCCATATTAATATAATTTGCATCTGTGGTCTTTTTAGCTTGTACTTCAAAATCAGTTGTAAATAAATCTGAACTAGCTACATCAACAACCAAAACACTTATTGCTTCTTCATTTAGTACCCTTAGTTCATCTGCAACTTCAATACTTGGTGTTTGTACTAAAAATGGGTTCGGTAATGTTGTGTCTGGTATTTCTGGAACAGATACTTGTAAACCAAAGCTATAAAAACTGTCTTGGTGTTCTGAACATTGAAGACTCACTGTATGGTCTGAATTAATTGCTATTCCTTGAACTCTAAAAGGTTTTGCAGAAAAACTTGGTGTTGCATGTGTAATATTAACTATATCGCCAATAGACAAATCTAAAGCAGTTGCATCAGCTTTTAAATTAACATCTAAACTTGACCTTGAACGCCTTAAAATAATTTCTGCCATCTCTTGTGCTTGATATGGACTTGTAAACATAGAAAAATCAAACCTACCCTCTAATAGTAAGTCACCATCTGCTGTTTTCATTGTGCTATGTTGGTCGGCAACATCTAACCCAGTTTCATCTACTGGTGGGAATTGTGCTGTATCTGATTGATAATTTTTCTCTGGATTAATAAAGTTGACAATAACTCTATTATATCTGGAATTTTTACTTTTACTTGAAACAGATATACCACCAATAATATTATCTTCTGTTAGCGTAATTGATGCTGAACCAGTAGTTTCAACTAATATATTATATTTACCTGCTGAAAAGTTTAGGTATGACCTTGAACCTCTTACAAAGTCTTTAACTATATCAATAGCTTTTTTTGAAGTATCTACAACAACATGACTGCTCATTAAATCTATCTGACTAGCACCACTAAAAGGGGTTATCTGGGTATCACATACATCACTTGCTGTTTGCCAATCTGCAAAATTATCATCAAAATAACTATTATCTATCCCCATACCAAATCTGTCGTTTCTTAAATAATCTAATAATTGAAGAATAGGATTGTCTGAATATGCCCAAGTTGAACTATTATCTTTTCTGTGGCTACCACTTCCACCTGCAACTGTACTATCTAAATTAGGGTTATATATTTTTTTGCCCTTAAGAACTGCTTGAACTGTTGGCAAACTACCAAATTTATCAGCGTTCCACTCAAATTTTAAGGCTATATAAGCTAATCCACTTAATTTATGGTTTGTTGTCCAAGAACCTAATTCATCTAATAAATTTGATGCTATTTGTGTATCTGAACCTAAATGTGCTTGTACTGTTATTAAGCTATTAGAGTTTTCTGTGTCATAAAAATTTACGTCTGAACTTGCTACACTTCTTTGTGTTCCATTAGTTAAAGCACCAGATAAAGTTACTTGTTGGTCATTTACAAATAATGTTTGAACACTATCTATTTCTCCCTCACTTAATAATAAAGCCATATATAAATATTGATTATCAGCACCAGATGTTTCTAAAAATACAATATTGCCACCAACTTTTCTTGTTCCATAAGCAATAGGAATATGACCATTAGCTGTGAATTTATTAACTAATATACCTTTTGATTGTTGTTCAGCAAACTGTTCACTAAAATCTGGTATATCTGGCTGTGGTATTAGCCAACCTATAACATCACCTACAAGGTCAACAGTGAAATCTACAGCATCATCTACAAAATCAACTATCTCTTGAAATGGATTACACATTTAATTCAACCTCCAATTAGAGCCTAAATTTTTAAAACCTAATTTTTTAAAAACTGGGTCGATATTCATGCCAGATGTTATAGACAAATACATAGGTAGAGTTTTTCCTACTTTCTTTATTGAATCAACTAATGCTGTAACTAATTTAAAATTCCTATAACTTTTTTTAACATATATTGTATGAATATGAATACATTCGCTTTTACTAAACCAATATTCTGTTTTATTGAAAATGGCACAACCTATAACTTCATCTAAATCTAAATCTTTTAATAAAATAATTGTTCCCTTTTGCAAAATCATATTTATAAAATTACTAAGTTTTTTATCATCAACATCTGGATAATTTAAATCTTGTAAATCTTCATTTTTAAAATTTACTAAAAGTTCGCAAACAATTTCAATATCTTTTTTTTCAGCTTGGTATAAATGAACACTCATTGTCTACCCCATTTAATATCCCTAACAGTAAGAGCAGAAAACTGCATACCTTTATCGCCAGTAAAAAATCTTTTTTGTGAATTGTCTGTAGTTGTTCTTCCACTGGTTTTGCTAAAATTTCCCCAATGTGAAGTAACAGTTATAATTAAACTTGCTCTATCTGTATTATCGGTGATTTTGTAATCATTTATAGTTCCATAAAACAATAAAAATGGGTCGGCAACCAAATTCATACTGGTATCTAAATAACCCCTATAAACATGAACATCATTGTTAATAATATTTTCGTTTAAGACTATTGCTACATATGTTTGGTCTACAGCAGATAAACTTAATCCTAGTGAATTTTTAGTAGGTTTATTTGTTTCATTTACACCAGTAATACTTCTTAAATGTCCATTAGATGTATAGGTTCTTGATGTTCCAGAAACACTTGAAGTTATATCAAAACTAGCATTAGTTAAATATATCGGTGTAGCAAATCCTAATTCAATTAACAAAACTGGGTCAATATTACCAGTAGCTAGTTCTGTTTTAACTGCACTTGTTAAACCTCTTGCCATTATAAACTCTCGATAACATCAAATTCATAAACAAATAATAGGTTTCCATCTTTATCAACTTGCCCACTGCTGAACTCTTGAGCATCACTGACAAGATGTACGTTAAAAGGCACTGAATCATAAGTAACTGAACTATCATCAGCTAGAGCAGTCCTTAAAGGGGGTTCTATGGTTACTGTGGCTGAATTACTTGATGATGTAACATCTTCAACAATCATATATACTTTATTGTGTGCAAATTTGATTAAATCACCTGCTTTTAATCTACCTGCACCATCACCTGCAAAACCATCTATTGCTATGGTCGTATCAGATGCAGAATGAACCCCATTAACGAGTAAGGTATTTGTTTCGTTGCCTTGTGCATCTAAATAACTCGGAAATGTAACAGTAAAATCTTCTTTTCTGGCTCTTTGTTTCATTATAAATGCCATGATGGGTGCGAATTCTGACCTAGTCATTGGTGGATAGGAAATAGTAAAACTAAATCTTTGACCTTGAATTTGCCTACGAAATGTTTTCCCACTATCTGTTTCAGAAAACAAAGTCTTTTGATTACTCTTAAAGTTAATCGCATTAAATCTGGTATTTGGTAAAGTTCCACTCATATAATCGCCATTTTACCTTTTTCATTTACAGCACTATTAATCATATTAACTAAAGTACCTCTTGAATTAACTAACAATTCATTAAATCCTTTAGCATCTACTGTACTAATATTGAAGTTTACTGTTACTGATTTGCCCATTCCACCTAGTTTATCATTAGGAACTACAGTACCTGCTTGGTCTGGAACAAATAATTCTGCACCTTTCTCACCAACAATACTTGGTTGTCCTACTGGTGGTCTACCACCCTTTTCAAAACCTTTTATTTTATTTATTAAAGCACCACCAAAAGCTAATGCACCACCTACAGCAACAATATTTAATGGGAATGGTATAGATGCAAATGTTTTCATAGCACCCTCATATAAGCTAATCATAGCCTTTTTTATAGCGTCCATCTTAAACATTGCCATAGACTTTTTAAAAGCAAACTGTACTGCTTGACCTATTAACATTTCAATAAAACTTTTAACTACAAATTTGGCTAAATCTCCCATATTTAGCTTTCCAGTCATTACAAAATCTGCAAGTGCTGTTTTTAGCTTACCAAATGTAGCTTTACCAATATCTTCTATTTCTTTAAAAGCATCTTTAGTTGTAAGAAATCCTAGAATAAAAGCATCATATGCTTGGGTCAAAATCCCAACTTCTTCTGTTTGTTTAGCTAAACCAACATTAATTGTCTCTAAAGGAACAGCAAAAACTGCATCTCTTAATAAGTTCATTGTATTAACTAAAGTTGCTAATCTTTCATCTGTTGGTTTTAAACTGTCTTTAAAAGCACCCATTTCAATTAATAAACTTGTAACTTCACTATTCAAACCTTGAAAAGCATTTGTGCCTTTATGTTTCATAGTTTCTAATTGTAATATTAAAATTTCGGTTTCTGCTCTAAAATCTTCTAATCCTTTAGGCTTTTCAAACATTGCAAAAAACTTATCTAAATGACCAGTAGCTTCGGCAAGGGCAATCCCTAACCCTGCTATAATTCCAATAATGGTTGTTTTGGATAATTTAGAAAAGGCTACCATTGCTAATCTTGCTTTTCCTATAGCAACAGCTAAACCTAAAAATGCTTTTGTTATTTTAAAAACTATAACTCCCATTCCTATAGCTTTTAATATTTCAAAATTATCTTGCAAAAATCCTATGGCTTTACCTGCCATTATAACTGCATCTGACAAACCTTTTCCAACAGCTTTTGCAACCTTTTGTATTACATCTTCATTTTCTTCTAAGGCTTTATCTAAAGCACCAAATTCTGATTTCAAACCAACAAAGAAACTTTCGGCTACCGATTTTTGAAAATTAAAAAACTTATCGCCAATCATTGAAAGAGTACCCTCTAAAGTACCTGCTAAATCATTTGTAGCACCTGCAAACCTGCCATTTTTACCAAAAACTCTTTCAAATGCTTCTGCTGTTTCTTTTGCAGTAACTGTTGCACCTGCTTTAAAACCTAATAAATCCCTAACACCTCTTTCTCTAAATATATCGGCACTAGCTACACCTGCTGATAATGACCTTTGTATTTGTTCTGCTGTGGTTCTAAAATCAAGACCAGTAACAGATGCAACATTTCCAGTAATTTCTAAAATTTTGGCTAATTCATCTGCATCTTTAGCGACAACTGCAAGATTTCCTGCACCTGCTTGTATTTGCTCTAAGCTAAATGGAACTTTAGATGCAAACTTTGACATTACATCAAATGCTTTTGCACCCTCCTCAACACTACCGAATAAAAATTTTAATCTGATTTGTAACGATTCAACTGATTTACCAACATCTATAAAAGACTTTATGGCAACCCCTGCACCTAAACCAATAAGAGCATTTTTTAAATTGAATACTGAACTTTTAAGACCATCTACACCTTTTGTAGCAGAATTCATAGCTTGTCTGGTCTTGTCTTTGGCTATGATATCTATATTTACTTGTTTTGTTGCCACTATCTTTGAGCCTTTGCTAGTCGTTCTTGTCTTTCTCGTTCTTCATTCTGAATTTGAAAGTATGCTAACCACATATTAAACTCATCTACTGACATTTGCAAGATTTCGGAAACAGTCTTGTGTAGCTTTTCTGCTAAACCAAAAATATTATGTAATTCTACATTATTTCTAAGTTTTTTTTATTATCTTCAATATCTGTGTTTCCAGTTCCCATAATCTTTGTGGCAACATCTGCAATAACATTAGTATCAGCTTTTGTTTTAAAAGCCAGAACATGAGTTCCATTAAACATCTTATTACCATCTTTTGTTAATGCCTTTTCAATAATAACATCAATCAAAACAATTAAATCTGTGCCACTAGCACCTTTAAAAATCTTTTGTTTTTCAAGCATATTAAAAGGTTTACAAAATATAGCTTTATCGCCTACTAAATCCCATTCTGGTACTTCAATTATTTGAGTGTCAAGGGTACTGAAATGGTCTCTAATACCATCAAAATAATCAATTTTTTGTTCTGTCATTTACACAGTACCGATAGTAAGACCACCATTGCCTTGTACTGATACAGTTCTAGTTGTAACACCATCTAATGTAACACCTACTGACATTCCAGTTACAATACCAGTCCCAGAGAACTTTCTATCTCCAGAAGCATTACCCTCTGGTAAAAATGCAAATGTAAGTTCTGCACCTTGTACTAGATTAGTTTGTGCTGTATCTGTTTCATCAAAGTTCATATCAATACTTGCTGTATAAGTACCTCTACCAACTATATAGGATTTCATTGAATT